GCATGCCAAAGATTGCCGCTTCTGCTTCCGCTTGAGACGCAAACACACATTTATACGTTCCACCACCGTTTCTTTCTGATGCAGCAGGAATTATTAACGTTTGCCCTGCCGGCGTAATACAAGGAACAACTACAATAAACTGGTCTTGTGCCCCAGGGACCAGTGTATCAAACGAACCTGTAGAAAGATTAAATATTTTAGTTGTATCTAACACAGTCGTTTCTGCTTCAGAAGGATTGTAGCCTGAGTATAAATATTTATAAGTCATTGGTGCTTTCGCAGCAACAGTAACAATGTTTGGTGCTAATGGATTAGCGTCAAAATTTATTCCTTCATCCATAATTTGCAATGCACCCATTTGAACTTCTGTCGGGCTATATGCACTCATAAAACCGCCTTTTGTATATGCTGTAGGCGCTTCGCGGTTTTCGGCAGCCGTAATCTGCAACCATGGCTGATATTTCCATGTTCCTTGGCCATTGGCTTCAGTTTGGAACACGCCACCCGTCACAAAAACAGAGCCCAAATAACAACGTGTAGCGCCATCAGAAGCATCAACAGGATTTGTGTCATGTGTGATTGAACCTTGGTTCGTCGCATATATATAATGCACACCAGGCGCCCAAGAAGAATTTGCTGTTATTGTAGTGCGTGGAAAACTTACAACAGGGTTCTGGGCTTCCGTTGTATTATAATAAACGGATTGGTTAAACGAAGCCTTGAAAGCAGGGAACACAATACTGTTGCCGTTTTGGGTTGGCGTAATGTTTGTCCCATCGTATATAACACCTGTTAAATTACGTGTAAGGGCAAGTTTGCTTTGAATTATTTTCAAGAGCATTTTGTTCTGTTCGCTGTTCCATTGGGCTGGTTCTGTATATGGGGCATCTGTTGGCGTTTCCCCATACGCTTCTAAGACATGTGCCAACTCCAAATACATGGACATAACCCATTGGTCTGCCCATTTCCCATACTGGTTAACGTCTTCTGCCATTGCAACCGTATTAGGCTGCATGCCTTTAGTGAAGTCGTCCATTGTCTTTTCTGGCGCCAGAGCATACGCTGACTGCCCAAACACGACATCTTTCTTATACATTATTTACTCCTTCTGCCAGTTCGTAATTAAATTCGTAGTGTATCCCACAAGGTTGCCCCATGAAATACAAATCAAAACTTTGAAGCGTTTGCAAAATACGTATGGTTTCTCTATCTGATTTTACGTTGATTGTAAAACCCATGGTGCGCTCAGTAACGCTTATTTCTGCTTCTTGCCCACTTAACAATATGTCTAATGCTTGCTTTAAGGTTTTTAATGAATACCGGTTGTTATGAATAAAAATCTTCATTCGCAAGAAGTTACGGTATAACGAACCTTCTAGCGAAGAAACCGAACCAGACCAAACCTTAGTTTCAGACCATTTGTCAACATCGTAAATAAGGCCGTCAAAGAAACTAGGGCTATCGGTCAACCCCCACAGTTTCCCCACCTGGAATAAAGCAGGGCCAGCAGGCAATGCTTCAATATTAAACATATCGCCAAGCCCAAGCGGCGATGCTGCTTTGACAATATTGAACAGGCCGTTGTAAAGTGCTGTGAAGCCAGGCGATTTCTGTATATACCAAGGATAGTTATGGTTGTCTATCATCTATTATACCCCCAAAGAAATATCTGCCAATGTTATGCTAGCATATTCCCGTCTTCCAATAGGAAAGTTGGCATTGGAAAGTTCAACGTCTGTATCCTTGTTTCTTATTGTAAATGTTAATACGTCAAAGCCCATATCTGCTGCCAATGGGGCAATTAAACGCGAGTAAGAAACATCTGTTCCAATATCTAAGTTGTTTATATATTGGGCCATTTTTTCTCGTATTGTATCTATACCCAACATATCTAAACGCCCTGTTTGCTCTGGCGTTCCTAAAGTGGCTGTAATTTGCAAGTTAACTTTTGTGGGTATTGTAAATTTTATGGTTTTTTGTGTTCCAAAAACATCTGTTGCGTTATCTACAGTTGTGTTCCCAGCAGTTGGAGCACCTGGAACCTTATTGTTCAATATAATATTAGCAACATTTAACTTCCACAAACCAGCAACTGTTTCATCTGACATGTTTACACTTTCATCAGGAACTGCCATCCATTCTGTTGTGTATGGTGGCAAAGAATCTTGTTCTTCTGAACTGTCGTTATAATTGTGCCCAACCAAACGAACGCTTTGATCTGCAAGCAATAAATTTTGAACAAATTCTATTGTATTAGTTGCAACAGGCGTTGCATTTAACAAGCGGGTTCTGTATTCTATGTCTGTTTCTTCCTCGCTGCCAGGAACCAAAGAAACAACCTCTATATCGGTTATTTGCGAATAACCAGTTGTGTTTAATTTGTCGCCAATGGCTATACCAGAATCACCCAAAGAAGTAAACGATGCGAACAGAACGTTTTCAGCATTTGCAGATGTTACTGTGTAAGTAGTATCGGCCAAGAACGTATAACTGTTATTTAATGCAGTAAACGCTTGCCCTCTTGGTATGGAAAACTGTATGAAGTTTGTTGGGTTTATCGTTAAACGAAGCCCTACTTTTTGTGGCACGCCCTGTGAACGTGGTGTGTTCCGCAGTCTTCCTATAACATCTAAAAACACACCTGAAGCACTGTTCATGTTCAAACGTGAAAACCCTTCAACGCCATCCATATCTGTATTAAACAGTAATTCAGCAACGCGTGTAATAAATATTCCTTGCGGCAAAGTGGGGTCTAACAAAAAGTCATCCCCAAAACATTCAACAAAAATTTTTTGCAGTTCTGTTACATAATAACTTAAATCGTTCGCAACAAAACCTTGGCTGGTCCATTTACCCATATCAAAAACCTCTTATTTGCATTATAACTGTGTTATGCCATATTTTCAAATGTCTTGTTGTAATTGATATCCCCGTAAACACTCTTTATTGTAAAATACATTTCTAGTGTTCCAGTAGCACGATTTACTTCAGCACGATTAAACTGCATGCTTTCAACACCATCTAACGCATTAACCACCCGTGAAATTTCTTGAACTTTCATGCTAAGCGGTGTGTTTGCCATAATAATACCAAAATAATCAATGCCTAAATTAGGATCGTCAACTTCGCCTTTTACAACCTGTAGTGCAGCGTCAATTCTAATGCGCAAGGCTTCTATGCCTGACGCCATTTTTATATGCCCGTCTTGAGTAATTAAATTGTTTCCCCCGTCTGCTGCTGTTTTTTTTGTTAAATACCACGTCTTCATGTTTATACTCCTGTTGCTGTAGGGGCCCCAGTTGCACCTGTAACAGGTCCATTAGGTGCCGCTAATGTGCCTGCGACATGTGTATGGTTAGTTAAACTTATATCGCCAGCCTTAACGTCTTCGCTTGCTGTTATATTACCTGTAACGCTTACATCGCCTGTAATGCTTACGCCTTCTTCTGTGTTTATTTCCATTGTTTGCGCGTCTATCTTTACGCTGCTTGTTTCCCCGTCGTCCATAAGCGTTATGCTTGCGTTCTTTGAACGAATGACCAACTGCGTATTATCGGTAGGGTATGTCGCAGAAGCGTTCTTTTTATTCGGCACAAACGGAACAAACACGCAGTTCTTTTTTACAAACTTATCAACAGACCAAGGAATACTTCTAGACCCGTTTTTAATCCAGTCTTGTATATCATCCACAAAAACTTCAATATAACCAGTGTCATCTGGTGCAGGGCATGCTTGAATTTCAAACTGCCCCCAACGCTCCTGCTTTACAGGAACGTCATAAAGAATATCCAATTCTTTAGGAAGGCATGCTACTATGTTGCCAAATTCATTGCGATACACAGAATTACCAAATGGCGAATTAGTCATTTCAAACACATCTTGAATTAAGTCTACCGTTTGTGTTTCAGGATGAAATTCAATCACACGCATAATATAGTGCGTTTTTATCACATATTTTGATGCAATGGTTGCTTCTGGTAACCTAGCCATTTTTAGCCTCCATGTCTATACCGCGAATCATTGGAACTGTTAAAACCTGG